TGACTAAAGTCACCGAATAAGCAGTCGTTGTTTGTTAACTGGTTAGAAACAATTACTGGATAACCATTGATTTCATTGTTCGCAAAAACAAATTCACCAGATCCAGCATCTTTTTTAACGCTCTTCAATCCACCTCTAGCAGTCGCATTAACGATGTACTTAAGTGCGCCTTGATCAGCGTTAGCAACAGCAACGTCTGTTTCCATTGCAATCAACTCAGCAAAAGTACCAACGCCAGTAACTGTTGCAGTACCAATACCAGTTGTATTTGTAATACCAGTTGGCTGGTTAGATGAACCTGAACCGTAGATAGCAGCAGTATCTAGAGCAAGAGCAATTTGCTTCGCAATATCATTACGAACCATTGTCTCAACAGAAATGCTTGTCTGAAGGAGAAGCTTTCTTGTGTAGTCGGTAGTAGCACCAATCGTTTTAGGGGTGAGATTCACCTGATCGAAAGCCTGTTGGCTCTCTGTTACATCAGATCCTTCACCAACCCAATATGCAGTTGACGCTGAAGTTTGCCTGGGGATACTTACGTTTCCAGAAAGGCCATTTAATGTTGTAACTCCAGCCTGCATTACAGCCATTCTGTTACGAAGAATGTCTATGAATGAACCAGCAAGAAGCTCAGTCTCAACTAGGTTTCCACCAGCAGTTGCTGTACCTACATTCAAGTCTCTTGTATATCCTTGAAGAACTTCATTAGGAACCAAGATTCCAGAAGCAGGCTTGTCATAACGCTTTGCAGCTTCTTCAGAAACTTCACGCTCAAAAGAGGCAGCTTCTTGTGCGTTTCTATCTGTTGGATTAGCTAATGCTGTGATAGCTCTAAGGAAAGAAAAGCGTTGTACTTCTTTTGCCTCTAAACCAACTTCGTTGGAACTTGGGTTCATGTCAGTTTGCCTGATGGGAGTGTTGCTTGCTTCAGACCTTTTTGAAATTAGGTCTAGGATTTCACCGTTAACTTCACTAACAGACTTATTGTCTTTAATGAATTTTTCGGTGAGGTCGTCTGCGCCATGTTGGCGACAAACGGCATAAATTGTGGAAGTACGAACTTGCTCTTCTTCAACAGCACGTTTTACTTCAGCCGCTGTATCTACTTCAACAGATCTCTCTGCTGTTTCGACAGCAACTTCTGGAGCTTCCACGGCAGGAGCCGTATCCACCACAGTTTCTTGTGATTTTTCTTCCATAGATGGAACCGAGGGTGATGCGGTTTGTGCCGCAGAACGTATCTCCTCTTCAGGAGAATTGTTATCAATACTAATAGTATTAGGTTGTGAGGCTTGAGTCACCTCCTCAGAAGATGAGATTAATGACCGTCCTATGCCAACCGTAGGGTCAGCAGGGATGGGTGTAATGCTGATTTCATGCACCATCCAATCATCTGCAACGAATGTTCCTTCGTTTTCTTCAATATTTTTTATTTGATAACCAAACGATATTCCACGTAAAATTCCATCTTTTACGTCTTCTAAGACCTCAGTAGCAAATTTATTACGTGAAAAACGCACTTTTGCGTATGCACGTTTTTTATTCTTATCTAAATAAGCACGTTCAACTATTCCTATATGTCTATCTGGATCGTGATTCCATAAGAGTGGTGCTGCACCAGTATTTAAACGACTAAAGTCAACGGCTTTGTCATCATGCTTTAACACTTCTTTACCAAAATATCTTTCTACTGGATATTCAGAACTGAAAGGAAACTCAAAAGTTCGACCTTTTCCAACACTTCTAAAGTCAGTTATTTCTGTTCTTTGATACTTTTCTGAAGGATCAATACTCTTCTTTTCATCATCATGCTTACCTACTCTTTCATCTTCATCTGATCCATACATTTTCTCATCTTCGTCATCTCCATACATTTTTTCATCAGCAATTTGTAGTGCTGCAATCTTTGTAAGTGTGCTGAATTTATGTCCAACTCTACGATCTGTTTTCATATAACCATCTCCTCCTG